TAGATCATGTTCCGTTTCTCCTTAACTATTTAAAAGATAATAATCAAATATAAAGAATACTGCTAAACAAATGATTATGATTATCCAAGATTCTAACATTGTTAGTTCTCCTTTATTAAATTAATGCAATAAACTGGTTTTGCTGTTGTCCACAGGTCTCCAGCGGCACGACTATGTCAATTCACTCAAGTTAAGCAATCCCTCACGGCTCATTAACCACACTCTGTCTAACCAACAGTAATTATTTAATGTGGCTACTAAACCATCAGGTCACGTGACTGAAGAACATCTTCATGTCCTTTCCTTTACAGACGAACTTAATCTCTGCCATGCAGGTGTTGTTTATTGCAATATTAAATCTTTGGTTATAGTCCTTTCAAGACTTGGTGATTGTAATCACTATAAAACATATGAACTGATGCATAACGACGTACTTGCAATAGTGAAGCTCTCCTAATGGGTTGGAAGCCCGAGCCCTTGTTGCTTTCCTCATCAAGATAGGATCCTGAATAAGTTATAACACCAGTCAAATGAGTGCAGACTCTTTACATGATGTAAACCACTGCGAGATTATAGAATCACAGTTCTATAACAACATATTACCCATTGGTCATCTTTTTAGTGACTGTAATCACCTAATAAGACTAACGGACACTCGCAAGAATGTATCAAATATCTATCTGATCATGACCACTTGAAGGTTGGGCTGCCATGCCATAATAATAAAGCTGAGGAGCATGTATTCTCACACTAACTGATTTCTCAGCCTGTTTGAATCATCCTGATAACCAATCAAGATGTGCGGTGGTTAGCACTTAACAACATACTCCGTAGCTACGGTACTTTTAAATCTTTGTAATACAATTACCACTCTTTACCTGTTGTAGTGGAACGATTTTTTACATTACACAGTTCGGTAGGAGTTAATATATATATAGTATAAAGTAGTACAGTGTATTGGGGGAAGTATTACTACCTCCCCCTCAGGGCTGTCTCTCCCATTTATTGGTCTAAAGCCGCATTATAGCTTGATTTCCTTAGATGTTTCAGCAAGAAATTCGCCACCATTTTCAATGATGACCTGCATAGCTTCAGGAGTTGTAACAGTGACTTCCTTCTTCTGCTTTGTTCTGCAGAGGTAGGCTGGTACTTCTATGACTTTTGCTTCGCCACTCATACCAGTTGCAAGTCCAGTAATAATCTGTACAGCTTCATCAACATCAGCTTCAGCTACTTTACCTAAGAATAGGCGTTTAGCTACAGTTTGTTCACCAGCGGTTAGAACGTTACCTACACTTTTCAGTGCATCAGCATCAAGCCAACGATCACGTTCACGCTTAGGTCTACCTATTTGTATTCCCATTAATGTTCTCCATATTTATTCAAAAAGAATTAAATAATTCAAAATGAAAAATAACGTAATCACGATAGTGAAAATCCCACGTTAGGGGGTAGGGTCTATATAAAAGACCACACATCAAAATGCCACAATTTTTAAAACTTTTGTTAAATCATATATTTTTTATATATTCGCTACCGCAGATTCAAAGAATATCAGCCTTTTAGTCCCCTTGCAATAGTTCTACTACGAGGTTCAGAAGTCGGGTTGTAGGTTATCAACATAGTTAACTGAGTTGTCCCCGATACTGCAGAAAACTGCTGAAATATAAGTCTTAAGTATGGGAGAAATAACTGGCTTTAGACGAAATTTTCAGTTAAAATTAATTTCTCAGGGGAAAAGTATATCCATTTGTATAATTTTATATGTAGTTTATAGCATGAAGATATATCACCTTACGATAGGCATTAATGAAGAAATGGAAGAAGTTGAATTCATCCAGGAAGAGCAATATCATGTAGATCCTAGAGAAGAAGTTCCTGATCCTGTAGTAACAGCAGAAGCAGCAGCAGAAGATGACGATTTTCATCAATGGATTAAAAAGCTTATACGTAATAGATTTAATATCATAGGACGTGCTTGAATTATTACGCCCCCTGGCGGGGGCTGTATTATGAGACATTACAAAGTAAATAAGATAAGTCACACAGTATTTGAGTCTATGGATGAAGTCCCTTCAAGTGTGGACGTTGTACCCGATTGGCGTGTCTCTCATATTGGTGATTGGGTACAGGCTGATGATGGCTGCGTAATCCAGGTATTAAGAAAGGGTAAAATGATTCGGAACAAGGGCAAGGATCGTATACGCAGCTATATCGGCACATGTACAGGAACATTTGTATGTATACCACGTACTAAGATGGATACATCCAGGAGAAGGAATATTTACTCAATTGGTGGGGAAATGTCTGCAGATGAGCGAGTCTCTTCCCGAACTACGCTCTCGAAACACGAGGTATTGTTTGTACAGTACCTTTCCTCAGGACTCGCAGCCCAAGACGCATATCTAAGGGCATTCCCTACCAATAATCCCCACTATGCTAATACCAAATCATCTAATCTTATAAAAACAGAAAGGGTAATAAAAGCTATGAAGAAAGAATTGGAACCAATTATAGAGGAATTGGGAATAAGCCCAAAGTATGTACTTGACAGGATAAAGTCAGAAGCTGATGGTAGTGAAAAGGCAGATACACGTCTTAAGGCATTATTCAAGCTTTCTGATATCCTGGATCTGGAAGATAAGTCCAGTACTAAGATAACACAGGTAACGGGAGCTTTGTTTGAAGGTTTCAGCAATGATCAGTTAGAAGCCGTAGAGCGTCCAAAGGAGTTAGAGGCATGAGGTATTGGCTACAATCATTAGCTGAGAATGGATTCGATGTATTCCATGCAGTATATGTACCTATATTACTTATAATATACCATTACTTACTTAGGTGGTATTTAAACATAAAGTTCGATGAAATAAAGAATAAGATAGATAAGTTATAGTTTTTGCTTTGTAATTGTCTTTTTTCGTATAATAAGGTACGATAAATGGCTAATATTAATACAAAAAATGTATCAAAGGCCGAAGAACAGCTAGAATTAGCTAGAAAAGACCTTGTAGCTTTTGGTAAATTGTTTCTTCCAGATGATTTTATGCGATCTGAGACTCCATTCTTCCATTATGAAGTTACAGATGCTCTTATGGATAATCAATATAGGCAATTAGCCATTATTTTACCAAGGGGTCATGGGAAGACAGTATTAACTAAGTGTAATATAATGCATGACTTCTGTTTCGCAAGAGATCCGCTATTCTATGGCTGGGTAGCGGCTTCATCAAAGATATCTGTACCCAATCTTGATTATATTAAGTATCATATTGAATATAATGATAAGGTTAGGTATTATTTTGGGGACTTAAAAGGAAGGAAATGGACTGAAGATGACATCGAACTCTCAAATGGATGTAAGCTTATCTCTAAATCTAACTTGTCAGGCATTCGTGGAGGTGCTAAACTGCATAAAAGATACGATCTTATTGTCCTGGATGATTTTGAAGATGAGAATAACACTATCACCCCCGAATCCAGAGCGAAGATCTCGAATCTTGTCACGGCTGTGGTCTTTCCAGCTCTGGAGCCTGCAGACGGCAGGCTTAGAATTAATGGAACACCTGTACACTTTGATTCATTTATACAAAATATCCTTGTTGGGCACGACAAAGCCAAAAAGGAAAAAGACGCATTCAGCTGGAAAGTGATTACTTATAAAGCTATTATGGATGATGGTACGCCATTGTGGCCTAGTTGGTTTGGACACAAGGAAATGGAGCGTAAGAAGAAATTTTATGCAGACTCTGGTCAGCCTCAGAAGTTCTATCAGGAATACATGATGGAGGTTCAAAGTGCAGATAATTCTATCTTTACCAGAGAACATATCAAATATTGGGAAGGAAGCTTTACCCACGACGTCGAGACGGGATTGTCTTTCATTACCCCCAATGGGCAGGATACTCAACCCTGTAATGTCTTCTGCGGGGTTGATCCTGCCACCGACAGTCAAAGAAGGGACAGTGACTATTCTGTTCTTATAGTTGTGGCAGTCACTCCAGAAAATAACATATATGTCCTTGATTACACAAGGAAGAGATCAATTCCTGTGATATCTATACTAGGGCAGGATAAAAAAGGTATTGTGGACTATATGTTTGATTATGCCAAGATATATCATCCATCTTTGTTTACTGTAGAAGATACCAGTATGAGTAAGCCTATATTCCAGGCATTACAGTCAGAAATGCGTAGGAGAAATGATTTTAGTGTAGGATATAAGGCAGAAAAGCCTGGCACCAGGATGAGTAAGCGTGACAGGATCCAGGAGGTACTTGCACAGAGATTTGCCATAGGTCAGATCCATTTAAAGAAGGAGATGTATGATCTTCACAGGGAGATTATAACATTTGGCCCTCGTATGGCACATGATGATACTATTGATGCATTAGCATATGC